GTAGGGGGCCGGTAGCCATGCCGCGTTTTATCGCCGCCCGTGGCCGCATTGGATCCGTCTGCATCCGCGACACCACGCGGGGCAACCGCATGTGCTGCACCTTTGACCGCGACTTTGCGGCCTACGCGGGCGACCGCGACCGCGCCACCGCCGCCGCCATGCGCATGGCCGAGATCTGCGCCGAGGCGCTGAACCATGCGCACGAGGCCAGAACAAACAAGGTTGACTATCCGCATGCACAGGAGGCCTCTCATGGCTGAACAAAATAGCCCAGAGAACCCGCACACGCCCCCGCCCGTGCGGGAGTGTTGCACCTGCGAGCATGAAGGCAAAAGCCTAGAGGACTGGCCGTGCCGTACGTCGATGAGCATGCCCGGGCTCACCTGCTGGAAACCGAAGGAGGCGGGCAAATAGCTTGCCCGAAAAAGCATGGCAGAACAGCGTGAAGAATGGTGCACAATCTTGCTCAAGTTTTCGAGCAAGCCGACTGTGAAGATAGCACTTTTCGACTCCCGTCAGTGGGTCGGCAACCTCGGTGATGCCTGGGCAAGCCGCGTGCGCCGGGGCAGCATACACAGCGGCAAATGGGTTCCGGAGGATCAGGGCAGCCTGATTTTCTATTCGCTGGCGGATGTGGCCAGCTTAGTGCTCTCGGAACTGGAAGGCACCCGCAACCCGCTGGAGACTCTGCCGGAGCCGCCGCACCCCCTGTTGCGCAATAAATCCCGTTGTCGTTGGAAGAAGGCCGGGACCGAAGGATACCCCACCGGCGTGCAGACCTGGGCCAGCTGTGATCCCGTCCGCTCCTATTCGGGCCTGTGGGTCATCTATCTTGCTGGTGGCGTGGGTTGGGTGCCCTGCACCGAGGTGACGCCCTTGGACCATTTTGGACGGGAGGTGCCGCGTGGATAAGCTGCTGCTGAACGACCCCGACATCCCGCCCGCGCTTTTCTGGCTGT